GAGCGGACGCCCCGCAGAAGATCGCCGCGGTGAACCCGGACGGCAGCGCCGCCCCTGAAACGCGCTACATCGTCCCGGTGCCCGCCAACGTCGACCTGGGCACATGGCTGCAGCAGTACGCCCCGAGCCCCCCGTAAGGCCGGTCTGGCAGCCCCAGCCCGGGCCACAGACCGCCGCCCTCACCTGCCCCATCGGTGACCTCCTGTTCGGAGGCGCGCGGGGCGGTGGCAAGACCAGCTACCTCCTCGGCGACTGGCTCACCCACAGCGCCCGCTACCCCGGCAAGGGGCGCGGCATCCTCATGCGCCGCAGCTATGACGAGCTCGACGAGGTGAAGGCCCAGGCGGAGGAACTCTACAGCCCCATCGGCGCCCGCTGGGAAGGCGGCAAGAACACCTGGCACATGCCCTGGGGCGGTGTGCTCAAGCTGCGCTACCTCGAGCGCGACATCCACGCCCAGCGCTACCAGGGCCACGCCTACAATTGGGCCGCCATCGATGAGGCGGGCAACTTCCCTGCGGCAGCACCCCTCGACAAGATCAAGGGCACGCTTCGAGACAAGCACGGCATCCCCGTTCGGCTGCGCATGAGCGCCAACCCCGGAGGCCCTGGGCACGCCTGGCTGAAGCAACGCTACATCGACCCCGCCCCTGCCTTCACGCCCCACCAGGACGCCACCACCGGGGAAGTGCGGGTGTTCATCCCGAGCCGCCTGCAGGACAACCAGATCCTGATGCAGAGCGACCCCGGCTACGCCGACCGCCTCAAGGGCGTCGGCCCGCCCTGGCTCGTTGCGGCCTGGCTCAAGGGCGACTGGAACGCCACGCCCGAGGGCGGAATCATCAAGGCCGCGTGGTTCCGCCGCTACATCGAGATCCCGCACGATGCGGAGCTGATCGTCCAAAGCTGGGACACCGCCTACAAGGCCGACCAGATCAACGACTATGCCGTTTGCACGACCTGGGCCGTGGGCCGCTTCGCCTATTACCTGCTGCACGTCCACCGCGAGCGCATGGAGTACCCGAAGCTCAAACAAGTCGCCGTGCTGCTCGCCGATCGATTCAAGCCAGGAGCCGTGCTGGTCGAGGACAAGGCCAGCGGCCAGTCGCTGATCCAGGAGCTCCGGGCGCAGACCCGCCTGCCGGTGGTGGCCATCGAGCCGGTTGCCGACAAGATCACCCGTATGAACGCCGCCTCGGCGATGTTCGAAGCCGGCCGCGTGTACTTCCCCGAGCGCGCCGACTGGATGCTCGAGTACGAGACCGAGCTAACCATCTTCCCCCTGGCCCCGCATGACGACCAGGTAGACTCGACCAGCCAGTTCCTGAATTGGGCCTCGCAATTCACCGTGAAGTGGCAGAGCTACACGACAGGGCAGCAGCGCGCCGGCTACGATAGCGGCAGCGGTTCCACCCAGCGGGAAGCCGCGGGCTTTGGCAACATAGGTCGCAGCGACACTACCGGCTTCGTATGATCCAACCACCCATCGGCGAAGAACTCGCCAAGCCGGAAAGCATCCAGGGCAACGCCAACACGTTTGTCCAGGTGCTCGTGCCCGAGGACACCGTCCTCGCCCAGCGCGGCCGCGATTACCGCATCTACCGCGAAGTGCTGCGCGACGATCAGTGCAAGAGCGCCTTTCAGCAACGTCGAGATGCCGTCCTCGCCTGCAGCTGGGAAGTCGAACCCGCCAGCGAATCCGCCCAGGACAAGGCCGCCGCCGATTTCATCACCGAGCAGCTGGCCACCGCCGAATTCGACCGCATCACCGACAAGATGCTCTACGCCACCTGGTACGGGCACGCGGTCGGGGAGTGCATGTGGGGCCTCGACGGCGGCAAGATCATCCTGACCGACGTGCGCGTGCGAGACCGCGGCCGGTTCGCCTTCGACTCGAACCGCGGCCTGCACCTGCTCCGCAAGGGCCGCTACGAGCTCATGCCCGAGCGCAAGTTCTGGACCATCAGCACCGGCGCCGACCATGACGATGAACCCTACGGCCTCGGCCTCGCGCACTACTGCTACTGGCCGGTGTTTTTCAAGCGCAACGACATCAAGTTCTGGCTGGTGTTCCTCGAGAAGTGGGCCGCCCCGACCATCAAGGGCAAGGCGCCGATGGGCGTGCTCGAGGACGCCGGCAAGCGCGACCTGATCCTCGACCAGCTGCGGGCGTTCGCCTCGGACACCGCCATCCTCGTGCCCGATGGCATCGAAGTCGAACTGATGGAAGCCGCCCGATCCGGCACGGCCAGCTACGAAGCGATGGCCGCAGCCATGGACGCGAGCCTCGCCAAGATCATCCTGTCGCAGACCATGACCACGGACAACGGCAGCAGCCGCTCCCAGGCCACCGTCCACGAAGGCGTGCGCGACCTGGTCGTGAAGTCCGACGCCGACCTGATCTGCTCGAGCTTCAACAAGCAAGTGATTACCTGGCTCACGGAGTGGAACTTCCCGAACGCCAAGCCGCCCCGGGTCTGGCGCAACCTCGAGCCCGCCGATGACCTGAACAAGCGCGCCGAGCGCGACGCCAAGGTGTACACGCTCGGCTACGAGCCCACCGAGGAATACGTGCAGGAGCACTACGGCGACGGCTGGCAGAAGCGCGCGGTCCAGGCAGGCGTGACGCCGCAGGACCTCGCCAGCCAGGCCGCCGCGCAGTTCGCAGAGCTCGGCGTGATCGCCGCGGCGAAGGGATCGCGTCGGGCGGATCAGCAGGAACTGGTCGACGCCGCGCAGCGCTTCGCCAACAAGTACCCCGAGATCCTCGGCCAGCGCGTGCAGCAGCTGCTCGACCACGCGGAAGCCTCGAGCGACTACGAGACCTTCCGCAAGCACCTGCTCGAGATGATGAGCGAGGGCGCACCGAGGCAGAGCGCGGATGCGGTCGTGCGCACCGGCATCCTCGGCCGCCTGCTGGGACGGTTCCGCGCGCAGCGGTGAGCAGGTGAACCTGCTCGAGCTTCTGGACTTCTTCGAGCCGCCGGTATCGATCGGCTGGAACGTCACGCCCACCACCGCCCTCGAGTACCTGAAGGCCAAGGGCCTTAAAACCAGCTTCCACTACAACGACGTCTCCGCCGCCGAACATCACGCGGGCTTCACCGTCGCCAAGATGATGGACACCGACATGCTCGGCGACGTGAAGGCGAGCCTCGAGGACGCGCTCGCCAAGGGCACGCCGTTCAAGGAATGGTCCGACACGATCATCCCGACGCTGCAGACCAAAGGGTGGTGGGGCCGCCAGGCGATGCAGGACCCGATGACCGGCAACGTGGTCGTCGCGCAGCTGGGCAGCCCGAGCCGCCTGCAGACCATCTTCCGCACGAACATGATGAGCGCCTATGCCGTGGGCGAGTGGGAGCAGATCCAGTCGCAGGCGGAGGAAGCGCCGTACCTGATGTACGATGCCATCGACGACTGGCGCACCCGCCCTGAGCACGCCGCGCTCGACGGCAAGATCCACCCGGTCAACGACTCGTTCTGGAAACACTACCACCCGCCCAACGGCTACAACTGCCGCTGCTCGGTGATCCAGCTGAGTGACGCCGAGATGCAGGACCTCGGCCTCGCGCAATCCCCTCCCGCGCACGTCGAGACCTACCCCTGGACCAACCCCCGCACGGGCAAGGTCGAGCAGGTCGCCAAGGGCATCGATCCCGGCTTTGACTTCAACCCGGGCCAGAAGCGCCTCGAGGAACTCCAGAAGGTCGCCCAGGAAAAGGCCGCCGCCCTGGCCGCCGACGCCGCCAAGGCCGCCCTCGAGGGCCTGCGCAGCACCAAAGCCCAGGTGGCCGAACTCACCCAGGGAGCGGTGGCCCAGGCGATCACCGGCGCGGCGAAGCTCTCGAGCGCCAGCCAGGCCGCGGAGCGCGCCGCCGCCTTCGCCCTGAACCAGGCGGTCGCCAACAAGACCCCCTACCTGTTCAAGGCCATCGAGGCGCTGCAGAAAACCAAGGGGTGGGAAGGCAAGACCGCCATCGAGCGGCTCGCTATCGCCAAGGAAAAGGCCGCGAAGGCAGAGCAGTCGGCAGCCCTCACCGCCTACAAGACCGCGAAGCTCGAAGCGAAAAAGCCCAGCACCAAGGCCCAGGCGGCCTTCGACGCCCTGCCCGAGGAAGCCCAGGCCGCCATCACGGAGTCCGTGACCACCCAGCTGGCCGAGACCAAGGCCCAAGTGCTCGCGCAGAACACCCTGCTCGACATCGCCGATGGCAAGACC